GGTCAACTTGGAAAAAGAATCCATTTGCTGCGTCAAACAAACCCCAGTTACGAATAGCGCCAGTTGCCGCAGGATCGTTGACGCGAACCGTTGACATATAAAGATGAGAAGAACCAGCAATGTAGTGGTGGTAGGTGTTTGAGGTGCAAGCTGAAAAACCACTGCCAGCAACAAAATCATCAGCTAGTGTATTAACACCAACCTGAATAGAGTTTCTGGTATCACTGTAAGCAACATACCCGCCGTTTAATTCAGTGTGAGAGAAGTTGTTTGTCAAAACGTCTTCTTGACCAAAAACATAATCACCAATATGGGTTGCACCAGCTACACGGAGCTTTCCCCAAGAGTCTAACTGAGGCAAGCCTTCGGCAAAGCGAACATTGGCAGAACCTGTAATATCAACGTCCATTCCATATTCGGGGTTGTCATATCCCATGATATTGTTAGCTGCTATATAAACATCATACGCATCAACAACAGCGCCAGCGACAGTTACTCCGTCGGGATCAATAATATCCTGACCAGCAATAGGCACAACTTCATTGTATTTGTCTGCTTTAGAGTAGTGTACACTAAGATGACCAGACGACCCTGATCCTTGAACGCCGTGAACATGCACAGACATTGTTGGCCCACCACCACCTTGGATAGTGTACCTTTCGCCTAATTTCCACTGTCCATAACCGCCAGAGAATTGAATCTCAGCGGTGTGAACCATGTGGATTCTGTCGCCCGTAGCTCTGGGTGGAACCCGAGTGAAACGTTTGTCGTTAACTGCCATGTTTAGCTCCTAATTACGGTGTGTAAGCTCGGTCTTGTTCTGCTGTTGCAGTTATTACGATGCTTTTAGATTCAGTGATTGATGTTCCTGTAACAACTACAGGCTTTGCTACTCCTTTGTTACCTGCTACAAGAACAACAGGGGCGTCAACTCCATCAGACCCTGTGCCTCTTTGAACGTTGTTAGTGTAGTCGTAACTAAACGGAATTGAAGCTGCAGTAATCGTCCCTTGAATTGGAATACCGTCTTTGTCATTAACAGTAATAGCGTTTGCTGTTCCGTAGTCAAAACCAGCGTTATCACCAGCATCATCGTTCTCAAAATACAAACGGTAGTAACCAGTGCCGCCTGAAGTCAGGAAGCTGTTGAAGTTAAGTGTACCAGCAGAAGCAAACGGATAAATACGCTCTACGTCGTTTTGGTCAAGGAAGTAAACACGGTTTAGGTCAGCAGGCAGTACGCCATCAATAAACACGCCTGTTGTCGTGAATAGGTTATCACCAGTAAAAAACATCAGCGTATCAGCAGTTTGACCGTTTACAACACCAGCACCATCATCAATATCGCCATTTTGACGTAGCTTAAACTGCACCCAAGTGTAGATTTGCTCAAGGGTAGCACCAGCAGTTGTGTTATCAACAACAATACGGAACGGGAAAGCACCAATGTCGTAGCCAGTCTGATCTGTAGCAAAATACGTCAGCGATAGGCTGCTGTAAGGTGCGCTAGACATGGCTGTGTCTAAGATTGGACTACCACCTGAATACGTCTTAAGGTCTGTTGTTACAGAAATAGGCAGAGAAATCTTGTTTGGGCCTGTCTCGGTCAAACCTACATCAGTTAGAATAGCGTCATCAAACGTATAGTTAGGCTCTCGGCAGTAAATCTTAAAGTAGTTTTGAGCCGTGTCGTCTACACGAATACCCTCGTTTGGAGCATCGTCAAACGTAAACGCAATTGGACTGCCGCCAGTTTCTTTTTGGTAGTAGAACTGCGAACCTGCTGGGAATCCAGAAGCCAGAGCTACAATACCAGCATAAATAAAGTTTGTTGCGCCAGCAGCAGAAAACTCAGTCCAGCCGCCGTCTCTCAGCATTTGTCGAGTTGTGTCGTTTGCAGGTGCCCATCCAGAAAAGCTAGAACCGTCTGTACCAAACTGGAATTGTCCAGACAGGGCGTCGATAGCGTACATTGGGAACGGGAATTGGTTGTATGCGCTTGTTTCCCAGAGTTTAATAAACTTTGAGTAAAGTGCTTGTAACGTGACACCATCTTTTGCAATAAGACCGTTAGTAGTACTGCCGTCAACAGAAGCAACAAGGGTAAACGTCTTAGCTGTAGTGTCGATTGTAATATTGGTTCCGACAATGAGATCGTCACCATCAATAATTTTTGCCATTTGTAGCTCCTTTAGGGCGTGTAATTTCTATCGACTGTTTGTGCTACTTGCACAGAACCTCCGTTTGCGGGTAATAAAAAGTTTCTAATAATGTAAGGAACGTAACCAGCTTTATACACAGCAATGTCAACAAAAGTACCTGCTGAATACGTGTAACTGTAATCAAAAGATGTTACTGGGTTAGTTGCGCCGTCGTTATCTGCTAGAACTGTACTTGTTCCTGCGGACAGTATTACAATGTCTGATCCTGAAACAACATTAGTTACTGACAGTGTTTTTTGTCCAGCAACTACGTTTACAGTAGCTCCTGCTGTTCTGTAAGACAAAGCAGAGTCTGAGTTAATTGTAACAGTTCCACTTGGAATGTTTACATAGATTGCTTCATTGCCTGTAGATCCGTTAGTAGCTGCGTAGCCAGTAAAAGTAATGTTGTTTAGTGTGTGTGTTGTTCCTCCGGTTATTTCAATAGCGTGTCCTGTTCCAGAACTAATAAAAACTGTGTCAGAAACACTAGATACAGAAGACCCTGCTAAAAGTGCTGTTGTTGCTGTACTATTAGTAACGGTACACTCAGATAACGTAGCGCCACCAAGGGTAATTTGACCACAACGACGAAATACCGTATCCATAACGGTTGAATTAGATTGAAACACAAAGGTGTTCATATCAGTAAACGTACAGCCTTCAATGTTTACGTCTGCGTTGTCTACAGCTTCAAAATAACCTTTACTTACTGTACCTAAAGCCTGAAACGATATGTTAGTTAAATCAACACGACTAGATGCGTTTTGAACTTCAATTCCGTTAAAAGCACTAGATACAAACTCTGTATCAGCAATAAACACTGACTTGTTTTGGTCACGAAAGTCTACAACGTTTCCACCAGTAATACCTAGCTGCAACAAGCCCTGAAATGTATATACGCCGTTGTTAAATTGAAGCTGCCCCCATTGGCGTGAAATATCACTACCAAAAGAAGCTGCACCAGCAAAGTTAGCGTACCCACTAGCATCACCAAGCGTCATAATAAATGCACGACCATGACGTATAGCGTCTAGTTTAAACGGCTGGCCCTTTGTCGGGCCTGAAGCAGGGACATTCCACATACAACCAAAGATGGCAGTAGAAGAATGCGACCCAGTGCTTGGGGTAATCGTCGGGTCAATCGGGTAACACTTCCACCCACCAATTTGATAAGTGTCATTGCCGTCTACGTACCATCTGCTTTTAGTTGTGGCATTATTACCAATAATAATTTGAATGCCGCCAGAAGCTTTTGTTGCAATAGCCTGAGCTACGTCGGCTTTAGCCCAGATATAAACTGCATCACCACTTCCAACAGTAGTTGCTCCGTTATTGTAAAAAATTCCACGAGTAGAACTAGAAAACGGGTTGCGAGACGCACAACTAGAGCCTTCAATAAAGTCGTCGGTATCTGCTACAGTAATAGCATTCTGACCACCACCGCCGTCTGAAATCAGCGTAAAGTTGTTTGTATTGCCTGTATTTTCATCAATTAAAGGCGTAAGGTCTGTTGCGTAAACTGGAGCAGCCATTAGTTAACACTCAATCCGCGTGAAATTACTAAGTTAGACACAGCAGAGCCATTATAAGCCTTATAAAAAGAATCAGTATAAGGAGATGACGTAATCAGCCTATATAGTGTTCCGTCCGGGTAAGTATATTCGTACACATCGCCCTCTGCTATAGTGTTTAGAAGTGTAGGCTCTTGAGAGTACCCTGCTGCGTAGTCAATCCAAGTATACGTTCGCTTGTTGTCTACTGTGTTGTGTACGGCAGCATAAGTTGTACCGTCTCCGGTTGCGTAAGGTAACTCTCCAGCGTCTACTTCTTCGTCGTTACTTAATTTTAGTACAAGGTGTCCGTCTATGTCAATTTGAGCATCTACAACGGATACACCGTCTTGTCCATCCTCACCGTCAGCCCCTGCAGGCCCCTGAGGGCCTCTAGGACCCTCTTTGCCGTCTTTTCCGGGGTCACCCTTGTCACCCTTAGGGCCTTTGTCTCCTTTTGCTCCCTGAGGCCCCTGAGGGCCTTCAGATCCTTGGAGGCCTTGCGGCCCCGGCTCCCGTTGGACCTCCAGTAGGTCTAGTTGGACTTTGCGTATTAGCGCCAGTAACTCCAGTTCGTCCATTACCCGCTCCCATTATATCTGATACTAACGCTTCTTTCTTTTTGCGCTCTTCACGGCCAATTTCAGCCTTATCGTTAAGTTCTTTTTCTTTTAGAGCTATTTCAGCAATTTTTAACCTGCGTTCAAACTCTTTGTCGTCTGCGTTGCCTTTCTGTAGACTATCTGTGGCGGCATCAATCTTCTTAATTTCCATTTCTATTGGAATATGCTGTGCTTCTACCATGTATTTTTGTGCACGAGACATAGATTCAGCTTCTTGAGCACGTAGTACGCCAGTTTGAGCCTGCTGGAACTCTATTTGAGCTTGTTGCTGTGCTTGAGCCATCTGTTGAGCCTGAGGATCGGGCTGTGAAGCTTCTTGAAGGGCTTTAATAAGGTCTTCACGGTTGCTTAGATTCATGTTGTCAATAATTGACTGAATTAGCACAGGATACAGAGGGCTATCTTGCTTCATGGTCTGCAAAAGCTGTACCATTTGCGTAACTTCGTACTCTCTGGCAATAATTCCTAAGGTAGAAGAGGCGTTAAACTTGTAATCTTTAACAGGATAATTGTCAGGATCAAACTGCATGTACCTATGAGCAGCTTTTGTCACAAAAGGCAACAAAAACGACTGCTGAAAGTTAATCAGGGTACGTTTGTGTCGCTTAATAATAGCCCCAAGAGACATAGAGATGCCAGCAGCAGTAGCTTCTCCATTAACTGTTCCAGCGATCCCTGCGCTATCCACTGCTCCAGTCGCTTGTTGAACCATTTGCTGTAGGGCTGCAGCTTGTGCAAAAGTAACTTGGCCCACTTGACCAAAGTTAAAAGGCTGTAGTACCTCACGAGGGTCTCCGTTTGTCAAAATCATCTTGCCGGGACGTATCTCTGGCTTAGACCCTCTAGGAAGTCGTGTAGCGTCGATAGCAAGCATTGGGTGAATAGTGAGTGCTAGGGCATCAATACGTGCTCTAATCTCCGTGTCGAGGGCTTTTTGGCTGTTGTAGCCCTTCTCACAGACCCCACGACCCCAAAAGCGTCCCGGAACTACGTCCCAAGGAAACGCAACTACAGGACGATCTTGCATCATGTAAGGATTTGCTTCGGCTTTTAGCAAAAACCCACCATTAGCCACAATAACAATAGCTTCTACGTACTTGCTATCGCCATCAATAGACTCATCTAGTGCAGCTTCTAAAGTATCTCTAGGTACTAAACCGTAGTACTTAGTTAAACGAACTTTGTCTTCTTGAAATACAGTTAGGTTTTGATCAGGTTCTAGGTCTGTATCAGGCGCTGCGTTGCCTACATAGCCTTCACGGTACACGCCTTGCTCTTGGAGAATCTCAATGTGGTGCCTAGATACAAACTCATCAATACAAACACCCATAGCGTCCTCTACAGAAGTAGCTACAGGGTCAATTAGGAAGTTCTGAGGCATAATTGGCTTAAGCTTTACAACAACCCTTTCTTGAATGTTAACACCAATAGCCTGCAACTGACCGTCCATAAGGGGTTGTGTGGCAGGTTTCATCTCTTTTTCTTCTTGGATAATGATTTCGCCAATACCCGTACCAAACACAGCAGCGTTAATTAAACACTCAGCAACAGCCTTACGTACTTTAGTTTTCTCAAAGTCTTCAGTTAATTTGTTTCTGAGGTACTGAATGTCTTCACGCTCAGGGTCGTTCATGTCGTCACTAATGTCAAACCACTTGCCACGACCAAATGTTGCTTCTTCTAGCTCTGCTACGTTAGATTCTACGGCCTGCTGTAGGGCAGGGGAAATAATACGTGAACGCTCAGACTTACGTTCGGTGTCTGCGGGATCCCAAATGCCTCTCCAGAGCCTGTAGTACTCATCAAACTTTTGTTCGTAGTTAGATTCAAAGTGGTCACGCCAGTCCTCTACCTTGGACATTACCCACCCTTCAATAGACTCCTCTACCATCAAGGGGTCTACTTCATAAAATTCTTCAGCCATGTTTAGTATCCTGCGATAGTGTCAATAATTTCAGGTTCGTCGAACTCAAGGTCACCTATGCCGTAAGGAACATTGGCTAACTGGTCTATGTACGCCAGAGCGTCTATAAGGTCATCGTGAGTTAAGGCATCTGGAAACTGAAAAAGCTGGTCTAAAAAACGAGCATTCCATTCGCCTTTGTTTAGTGTAATAACCCCGTTTTCAAATCTGCCCTGTAGTGCCCACATAACTCTGTCCGTTTTTTTCTTGTTGCCGTGTGTAAGTTCTTCTATGCGAAAGAACTGATGATACTTCTTCTGTAGGTCCATAAGAGGCGACATAACAGCTTGCTTTGCTATTCCTCTTTCGATACCTACGCTAATGGGTTCGTAGTCTCTAACGGCTTGAAATATCTTTTGTGCTGTTGTGTTTAGATCCCAGCGTCCACATATGATGTTATCGACGTACCAGTCACCACCGTCAGTAACCTTTACAATAGCAATGGCCGTCTCATCTAGCCTAGAGTTTTTACCTCTTTTCTTTCCTACCTCTTCAAAGCCAGCTAAGTCAATAGCAATGTAGTAATCACCGTCATCTGGCTCATCACCAAACTTAACCCACTCTTCTTTAAACATCTCTGAGCCTTTAGACTCAAAGGACGCCATAAACTCCTGACGGAACGCATAGGACGACATGGAGCGTTTGGCTGCATCAATCTCAGCTTCTTTTAGATAAGGATTATCGTAGCTAGTAAAGTGCCACGAGGACCACTCCTCATCGTTAGCAATCTCTGAGTACTTATAGAGATCGTAGAAGTGATTACGTCCCTTAGGTGTACCTATGAACAACGCTGGGGCGTTCTTGTCAGCACAGGCAGGACGTAGGATCTCTTCCCAAACTTCGGCCTTAATATCAGCGTACTCATCAAGTACGAGATAGTTTAAGGAGACACCACGCATGGTATCTGGTCGGTCAGCACCCCGAAGCCCTATTGTTTGACCGTTAATCAATTCTATGTCTAAATTGTTAATGTGTGCTTTTGAAATAAACTGATGACCTAGCTCTAGCAAGGTCTTCCACATGATCTGCCTAGCTTGCCCCTGTGTTGGGGCTACGTAAAACGTCCAGCTTCTAGGATCATCTGACTTTAGTGCATTAATTAACAGACTCCAAGCAGCCAGATAGGACTTACCACAGCGACGACCAGCAGCAACCACTTTAAAGCGAGTAGGATCATTCCATACCTCCAACTGCCAAGGCGTAAACTTTACATCTAGCTCCACGTTTAAGGCTCCAGTTCGTCTAGTTCTTCTTCAGTTAACTCACGCTCTGGGAGGTCTAAAGCATCGATTGATTGGTTAAACTCTTTGAGTGTCTCAAACCTATAGAACACCGCAGGTATAGCCCTACGTCCAGTTAACTTTTCTACTAAGTCCCAACCTGCAGCACCCGGAGGTACCCTAATAAACTCGTGGTCTATATTCTTAGCTAGTAGTCTCTTGCGGATAGCTAGGCATCCGTGACACCACTCGGCTCCTAATACAGTTAACATATTTAGATACCATTAAAGTTAACAAATATTGATGGAGCCTCTAGTAAATCAAAAGTCATAACAAACTCTACGTCACCTGCTGCTGTAGTAAACGCCTTTACTTGGTCTCCGGGTTGTAGTACAAATACAGCATTTGTTAACAGTATGTAATCTTTAGATGATACGTTACCACCGCCTAGTACATCAATTCTTGTGGCGTCAGCTTTGTCTACGTAAACGCCTACACCGTTAGTAGAACCGCCTATGTTACTAATGAACAACATGTTCCAGTGTGCTACGTAACCGTTAGGTACTGTAACTAATGTAGATACATCTGTAGTTGTTACGTTAGCATTTTTAGTGTACAGCATGTCTAGTTAGTCCTTAGTAAGCTCTAGTAAGTCCAGACTACTGGTGTGTTTCTTATGTCCAAGTGTATAAAATCTTTAGCTATACCTATACCCCTAAAGCCAAACTCAAAAGCCTTTTCTAGGACTTTAAAACGCTGCTGACTACTTGTTATTTTTATATCAGCAGCAATCCCTTGGCTATGAGTACCGGGAGAGACCTTGGTAGCCTCTATAGGGTGACTTGGGCTTCTGTAGCCACTTGTTATTATAAAAGGAAACCCACACTCTTGTCTTAAGCTATCTAGTAACTCTAAGAACTCAGGCACCATCTTGTTTTCACCTGTGTGGCTACAGTTAAACTCATCTAGGGTGAAGTAGCGCAACTTAGTCATTTTTAACTATCTCACCTTCTATGTAGTCTTCCTCAGAAACTTCAGAAGACTCAGTAGAGCCTATGTTTACACCACCAGAGCCTATACCACTGATGTTGATTTGTATAGCTGACTTACCACCACCTTTGATGATCTCTTGCTCAAAGGCTGCTACAGGAGCTACCCTGTCCATTACTAACTTCCATGCTGCTGCTTGATTCTTATGCTCAGGGTCTAAGGCAGCATCAAAGATAGACTCTAGTACCTTACGTGACTTAGGACTAGCCAGCATACGATCTCTGTACTCGTTGATGATAGCTGCTGTGCCTTTAGGCCTACCTACCTTACCTGTCTTACGTGCAGTAGCTACACTAGTCTTTGTAGGCCTCCCTTTCTTAGGTACACCTTCGGTCATGTTTAGCCCTTATGTAGTCATATGTTGTCACCCGTCACCCCTAGTTACTTAGTAGGTCCTAATCAGTAGCTAAGTAGGTTACTCCTTTACTTCCTTCTCATGAGAAGTACTAGTAAGTCAGTAAGTAATTCTACTTAGGTGACCCCTTGGAGGGGATCAGGATGATCGATTAGTTTGATCAGGCGTTACACCTTAGGAGCCTACCCTTTGGTGTCTACTTTATTGCCTAAGTAACTACCTTCTATTATATCATACTTTTTTATAAAAGTCAATACCTATTAGGCAATATTGTGACATATTACCAATAATAGTAGTGTCTTAGGGTGTCATTTGCAGCCACTAATGGTGTCCTTTTAAAGTTATCCACAGGTTATACATAAACTCTTGATTTAACTGGAGTCTTAGGTACTCTTTTGTTGTTCTAATTTCACTCTTTTTTGTGCCTGAGTAGCTACAACATAAGTATTCCTATGTCAATCCCCCGCGCCCGCGGTGGGGGGGCGGGGCGGGCGGGGGGGGGGGGGGGGGGGGCGGGGGCGG